TTCTGGTTTTATTGCTTTTGCAACAGGTGTAGCAACAGTATATGCAAATACAGATGTTATAATACAAGCAAATACTGGTGGTACAAACTCACAATGGAATTTTAATAAAGATGGAACATTAATATTTCCTGATAGCACAATTCAAAGCACCGCATTTACTGGTAATTCTTTAATTATGGTTGCTTCTGCGCCTGCAAATAATAAAGGTGCAGGTGGCGATACAAAAGGTATGGTCTATCTTGCAAACGATTATTTCTATTATTGCACAACTGCACACGATGGAACTACAAATATTTGGAGCAGAATTGCTTCAACTGACGCCTGGTAATCAGAATAAATAAACAATATGCCATCATACACATCTGAAAAACTTGCGTTTCATAACGCAGAACAATTTAAAGAATCGTTCTACGAACCAGAACCAACTACCATTGGATATGTTTTCATTGGTAATCATATTGCATGGGCTAACGAAGATAGTCCAGATTCTATTTCTGATACTGTTGCTGACGAAAAAGAAGTTTGGGATAACATTTATGCCGCAAAAAGAGTTACCGGTAATGATGTAGAACTTGTTATTCCTAGAGTTGACTGGACAGGAAATACCAAATATCGTCAATTTGATGATACAATTGAGTTATCAACTTTATTGTCCTCAAATACAACTCAAAATTTAAAACCAATGTATGTAATCAACACAGAGAGAAATGTATATCTGTGTCTTTGCAACAATGTAACTTCAAATTCCACCGTAGAACCATCTGGCCAAAACTTAACTGCCAATGGTGTTGTTGAAACTGCCGATGGTTATCTTTGGAAATATCTGTATAATGTAAGAGCCTCAAATCGATTCTTAACTACGAATTGGATACCTGCGCCAACATCGACTGCTAAACTAGACTATTCAACTTCTGCAAATGTCGCCGTTGATGGTGAATTGGCCAAAATTGTGATGACAAACAGAGGCACAGGATATATTCACAGTAATATTACTGTATCGGCATTTCAAACAGGTTGCACAATTTTAACTGTTGTTGGAACAGACGATACAGTTTCACCAAATCTATCTGCGGCAATTCAAAATACTGCCAATATGACTATCTCTGGAACAGGTCTTGGTGGTGCCGCATTTATTCGTTCTGTTGACCCTGTAAATCTTAAAATTACACTTTCATCTGGCGTGACTGCAAATGGCGGTGGTTCAAATGTTGCCAATGCATTGTTCTTATCAACCAGAGTGTATATCGATGGTGATGGTACAACTGTTTTGGCGCAACCAAGATTAAGTGGAAATACTGTTGAAAAAATGACAGTCACAACAAGAGGCAGAGAATACACATTTGCCAATGTTCGCATTTTTGGAACAGGCACAGGTGCAACTGCAAGAGCAGTTTTGCCTCCTAAATTTGGCCACGGGTTCAACTCCGCAAAACAACTAGGTGCATCAAATGTAATGGTTGTAATGCGTATTGGTGAAATCGATACAACGGAAGGCGGATTAATCTCTGCAAATACTACATTCCGTCAGTATGGTCTGCTAAGAGACCCGTATAAATATGGATCAAGCGTTCAAGCAAATACTGCAACTGCAAATTCTGTCATTTCTCAAACAACTGATTTGACACTTGTTTCTGGTACATCATATAACTTGAATGAGTTTGTGTACCAAGGACCTTCTGCAAATGCGGCAAGTTTTAGTGGTTATGTAAATGATTATACAACAAATGAGGTACGATTGACCAGAGTGAGAGGCACGGCGCAAGTTGGTGCCCCGCTTATTGGTGCAAATACGAACCCATCCGGTAGACGAGTTATTGCTCAAGCAAACCCTGAGTTTCAACCTTACACCGGTGATGTTATGCATGTAGAGAATATAGTTAAAACAGAAAGAACAGACGGACAAGCTGAGAATTTGAAGTTTGTCGTTAGATTTTAGAGGAATTCATGGCTCTTGAAACGAATTTTAATGTAAACCCATATTATGATGATTTTGACGAAGATAAGAAATTTCTTCGTATGCTTTTCAAGCCTGGCTATGCGGTTCAGGCTCGTGAATTAACTCAACTTCAAACGATTCTACAAAAACAAGTTGACCGCTTTGGTCAGCATGTTTTCAAAAATGGATCCCGTGTTCTTGGTTGCCAGACATTCATCCAAGATGCAACTTATATTAACCTAAGTTCATCTTACTCATCTACCGATATTGTTGCAAATAACTTTATTGGTCAAACAATTCTTTCAACAGATGATTCAAAAAGAGCAGAAGTTTTAAGAGTTTACGAATCTGATTTGGGTACTGGAGACCCAATCACCTTGATGGTAAAACAAGTCTATGGTGATGCGTTTACTTCTGGTGAGACAATCAAAACAAATGAATTTTCTCCTGTATTTGCCAACACTTCTGGTGTAGGTGTAGGTCAAGTTTACTCTGTCAATGAGGGTGTATTTTTCTATGATGGTTTCTTTATTAAGAATACTGCACAGACAATTGCACTTTCAAAATATTCAAACACTTCTGCCAATGTCAAAGTTGGTTTTGAAATTACTGAATCAATTGTTTCTGCATCTACCGATACATCATTACTCGACCCAGCACAAGATGCTTCTAACTATCAAGCACCAGGTGCAGACCGCTTTAAAGTTGACCTAGTCCTTTCAAGCCGTGCAATCGATTCAACCGACTTAGAACGATTCATTGAATTAGCTCGTGTTGAAGAAGCACAACTAACGCAAGATTACAAATACCCTATTTACTCAGTATTGGAAGACCAACTTGCTCGTAGAACATACGATGAATCTGGTAACTATACTGTAAATCCTTTTAAACTCACATTAGAAACCAACTCTGCAAATAACGCACAGACTGACATTACATTGTCACCAGGTAAAGCATATGTTTATGGTTATGAGTTTGAAACAATTGCACCAACAACAATTACAATTCAAAAACCAAGAGAAGTTGCAAATGTATCGAGCAAATCGATTAGTTCAGACTTTGGTTACTTTGTTTACACTAAAGACCATTTTGGTTCTTTTCCTGTTGACACATTACAAACGATTGATATTCATTGCGTACCAAACGCAAGTATCAACTTAACTTCTTCTGCTACCAGAACAAATACAAGAATTGGTACTGCAAGAGTTAAAACACTTGGTTACGAATCTGCAACCGATACATCAAATTCCAAAACTTACATTTACAGAACTTATTTGTTTGATGTAAGTGTTGGTTCAATTACGGGTAATGTCGCCTCTGCAACTGGTACTTCATTAGTAATTGGTAATACTGGCGCAGGTCAAATTTTCTCTGGCGTAAACGATGCGTATAAAGGCGCAAAGATTCGTATTACAACAGGTCCAGGTACAGGCGAAGCATCAAAAACAATTACTGCATTTACCGCATCAACTCAAACAATGACTTTGAGTTCTGCTTTCTTGACCACACCCACAACTGCATCCAGATTCTCAATTGACTTTGAATTTAATGATGCGGAATCGTTCCATGTTTCTTCAGGCACAAACTGTATTGCTGCTGCGAATATTGATACTCGTTCAAAAGACTTGGCATCAACATATCAGGATGTATTCATTTCTGATACTCGCCAAGAACCTTTAATTTTCGATTTGGGTCAGGATTATGTTGCAAACAATCAAACTGCAAATGCAATTGATTTGGCACTAACTGGTTACTCTTACGAAAGACCATATACTGCAATTACATTTGTTGGCAATGATACACCACCATTGACATTAGGCACTGGTGAAGCATTATCATCTGCGTCCACAACAAATGCAAAATTAGAAGAATATAAAATTACTGTTACAAGTGCAGGCACATCACCATATAATGTAGGACAAATAATTCCTGCGGATAAATTCACAGTTACTCCCGCAGGTCCAACAATTACTGTTGAAAACGCCAACAATATGACTGCCAATATTGTGGCAACAATCGATGTTTCTTCACCTTCACCAAAAAATAAAAACAAAGTAACGGCGAATGTTGAAGTTCAAACTGCTGGCGCTCAAAATATTTTTGGTAACTCAGCAGTATTAGTTTATGGCACACAAGGTCAAACAACAATCGCAAGTAGTTTTGTTGTTAAAACACCAGATGTTGCACAATCATTATATGTTTCAGATGTTACAGATTTGATTTCTGTATTTGACTTTAATGGCGGCACAGTTGCAAATACTGGTTACACCGATGTGACAGAAAGATACACATTGGATAATGGTCAAAAAGATTCATTTTATGACCACGCTTCTATTAAACTGAAGCCAGGTTTCTTACCTGCAAATGGACCTTTGGTTGTTCGTTACAACCGTTATACATCTTCTGGTGCGGGTTACTTTAGTGTTGATTCATATACAGACTATGACACCATTCCAACTTATACATCACCAGTTTCTGGCACAGAGTATGAGTTAAGAGACCACCTCGACTTTAGACCTGTTCGTAAAGACGCTACATCGACAATTGGTGGTACGGTAGAATTTGATGTTGATGCTTCTTTAACTGGTCCTAAGATTCCAAAGAATGGTGATGATATCATTCTCGATTACAGTTATTTTATGCCTAGAATTGATAAGATTGTTCTTAATAAAAATAGAACATTCGAAATCGTTCAAGGTGTTTCATCTTTGTCTCCACAAGAACCAAAAGACAAAGACAACTCAATGACATTGTATCTTCTGTTTAACCCACCTTATGTCAAAGATGTTCGTGATGTAAGTGTTCAATACATCAACAATAAACGCTTCACAATGCGTGATATTGGTGTGCTTGAAAAGAGAATTGACAACTTAGAATACTATACTGCATTGTCATTGCTCGAACAAGATACATTAAACAAACAAGATTTAACCATCTTAGATAGCACAAACTTACCAAGATTTAAGAATGGTATTATTACTGACGGATTCAAAGGTCACTCAGTTGCCGATGTTACCCGTGATGAATACATTGCTTCGATTGATGTTACAGGTAAAAATCTAAGACCATCGTTTAACATCTATTCATTTGGTCTAACATTCGATTCTGCAAACTCAACCAATCATTTGCAAACAGGTCCTTTTGTAACGGCAACAGGTACTTCTGTTGCGTTTATTGACCAACCTCTTGCATCTCGTTCTATCAATGTTAACCCATTCAATGTGGTTAACTATCTTGGTAAAATTACACTTAACCCACCTTCTGATATTTGGGTTGATACTGACACCAGACCTGATGTTTTAATTAACTTAGGTGGTGACCAAGATGCATGGAACAGATTGTTGACTTCATCTGGTGCATCTAGTTGGCAATTTGAATGGGGTGCATGGCAAAATCGTTGGACAGGTGAACCATCAACAAGAAGAACTGGTACTTCAACATCTTCCCGTGATAATTGGGAAGGCAATGCATTAGTTCGCACAACAACTTCTACTAATTCTTTTGAGACCACTCGTCAAGTTGGTCAAACAAGAGATGGTATTGCATCAAGAGTTGTTTCAGAAAGAATTACGCAATCTATTGGTGACAGAATCATTGATGTTTCTGTAATTCCATTCATGCGTTCAATTGGTGTTCTGTTTACTGCAATAGACTTTAAACCAAGTACCACATTGTATCCATTCTTTGATAATGCAGCTGCAGAAAAATATGTTGCAAGAGCCAACAGATTTACAACTACAACTAACAATATTCTGTTAAGAACAACTGTTGGTAACTTCGAAACGGTTACTATTCGTAATGCTTCAACTTCTGCGACACTAGGTACTGCAATTGCCGTATTGTCATCAAACAACAATGTTTACTTGACAAACATTTCCGTATCGTCACCATTTAATGTGACCGCAGATATTGTTGGCCAGTCATCAGGTAACATTTACAGGATTTCTAGTTTCGAACACTATTCTGGTTTTGTTGCCGCATCATCATCAGGTTCTATTACACTAAGCACTGCCGTAACTGGTGCAACTAATACTGGTGATTACACAGGCGCAACCGTATTCATTACTTCTGGTACAGGTGCAGGACAATCCGCAACTGTTTCAGGATACAACTCAGGTACCCGTGTTCTTTCGATTTCTGGTTCTTGGTCAATCACACCAGATACATCTTCAACTTACTCAATTGGTCGTCTAAAGACAGATGTATCAGGTAAGTGTGCAGGTATCTTTACAATCCCAACTGCAACATTCCGTGTTGGTGAGAAAAACTTCCGTTTGACAGATACTTCAACTGGTGATATTCCTTCTTCATCAACATCTGGTGATGCATCATTCTTTGCACAAGGTTTATTGCAACAAAAAGAAGAAGTTCTTGTATCAACAATTCAACCTTCTATTCAGAGACAATCTGTAACTGATGGTCGTGTTATCACAGAAAGACTAGGTACTTCAGTATCTTCATCTTCAACACGACAAATTATTGGTTGGGCAGACCCACTTGCACAGACATTCTTGGTGTCACCTGCAAACTTCCCACAAGGTGTTTTTGTTGATAAGATGCGTTTCTGTTTCAAAACAAAAGACGAAATAATTCCTGTTACATTACAAATTCGTCCTACTGTTAACGGATATCCTTCATCATCAGTAATTTACCCATATGCAACTGTTTCTTTGACACCAGATAAAGTTAAAGTAACAGAATCACCAAGTTTAGAAGATTCAAACAAATACACAGAGTTTGTATTTGACACACCAATTTACTTGCAACCAGGCGAACATTCATTTGTTCTATTGGCGAACTCAAACAAATATGAGGCATACATTGCAGAGATTGGTAAGTTAGACTTGGTTGGTGGTAAACAAATCTCTGAACAACCATATGGTGGTTCTTTGTTCTTATCTCAAAACGGTTCGACATGGACTTCAGACCAAAACTCTGATTTAATGTTCAGAATGTTCCGTAGAAGATTCTCAACAAATCCTGTTACCGCTAAGTTTAGAATTAATGCACCAAGTTCAAATACACCATTTGATTTGGTACATCTAATCACATCACAAATTTCTGTTGCCAATACGACAATCAATTATACATTTGATTCACAGAAATCTGGTGGTGCATACGCTAATGCCAAATCAATCATTCCATTGTCAGACTATGATTGTGACGATGGAGAAGGTCGCAGAATTTTATATCAGAATGTTGGTAACAATACATTCATTGTAACTGCAACAATGTCAACATCAAGTTCAGATGTTTCACCTGTTCTCGACATTACTCGTTTTGGTATTATTTCTGTCGATAACAAGATTAATAATCTACCACTAATGAATAGTGGATTCGTAATTACAAATGGTGGTGCCGCTTATTCTGGTAACTGTTCTGTTTCTATCTCAGGTGGCGGTGGTTCTGGTGCCAATGCATATGCGGTTGTTGCAAGTGGCAATGTAACAAGTATCATTGTTGACAACCCAGGTTCTGCCTATACAACTTCACCAACAATTACAATTACAGGTGCCGGTTCAGGTGCAACTGCAATCTACAATGGTGAAGATAAACGCTCAGGCGGTAATGCACAAGTTAGATATGTGACCCGTAGAGTTACTCTTGCCGATGGTTTTGATTCTGGTGATTTACGAGTTTACTTGACTGCATACAAACCAGCAGGTTCTGAAATTTATGTTTATGCAAAATTGTTATCTAAATCCGATCCTAATGCATTTGATAATTCACAGTATCAATTAATGACAAGAATTAGTGGTAACTTTACTTCATCATATAAGACTGATTTCCGTGAAGTAACATATGCACCAGGTGTTAACGGTATTGCAAACAATTCTGTTACTTACACGACCGATTCTACTGCATACAATAGCTTTAGAACATTTGCAATTAAGATTGTAATGGTTGGTAATAATCCAGTTGATGTACCTAAGATTCGTGACTTCCGTGCAATCGCATTACCGACAGGCTAAAAATGGATCAAGTTAGAATTACAGACACCAGTTATGTCAGAGATATTCATTCCAAAGCTGTTCTAAATACAGATAGGAACGGCTTGAATGAATATTTGATGAAACGAGAAATCGCAAAGAAACAACAAGCCGAAAAAGAAGAAACAAAAGAACGCTTGGCTAAACTAGAAAACGATATGACAGAGATTAAAAATCTGTTGCACGAAATAGCACAGATGAGGAAGGCATAATGGCGGCAAATGTAATTAGTCAACTATCGACTTCCAATACCTTTCAACAATGGCTGGGTACCACTCAGTTATTAATTGCTACCGCAAATACCCTTACAAACGGTAACGGGGAATCGTTCTATGCCAATACTCGATTAATCATTGGTGGGAGCGGTTCAAATGTATCGCTGAATGTTCAGACCTCAGCGACTATCAACGACTTGGTCGGTAACACTTCCAATGTGGTGACTGGTACTTTCCGTAATCTAACAGTCACACAGAATGTCGCCTCGCTTAATGTCACAAGTAATGCCTACTTTGGGCAAGATGTTGTTGTTTATGGCAATCAACAAATCAAAGGCGACCTTGAAGTATCGGGTAATCTAAGACTTGAATCAATTGGTTATGATGACCTAGAAGTTTCAGGTTCAGGTAGTTTTGGTAACAATCTAACTGTAACTGGCCAGACAACACTAAGTAATGTTACTGTTTCTGGTAATGTTGCAACTTTAAATGTTACATCGACCGCAGGCTTTGGTAGCACAGTTTACATTGCAGGCGATTTGTTTGTTGGTGGAAACATTACACTAGATACAGTAGGTTTTGATGACCTAAATGTATCTGGTAACGCATATATTTCTGAAGTTCTATATGTGACAGGTCGTAGTGAAATGACCGGTAATGTCACAATGGTCAATGCCAATGTGACTTCAACTCTTGTGGCCAACAATTTAAGTGGTAGTGCAAACACAAGAATATTTGATGCAATTAATGCTTTAGAAGGTACTTCTCTTGCTTTTTCGATTGCTTTAGGATAAATAGAGTATTAACAGGAAAAAATAAACATGGCTAACGCTTTTAAATCAAATGTAGCGGCAAACATTGTAACCAGTGGTAATACTGTTTATACTTGTCCTGCATCTACACAGACTACATTAATTGGTCTGACACTTTCGAATAAATCTGCCGGTACTGTAACCGCTAATGTATTTTTGCGTAGGTCGTCAATCGATTATTCTCTGATTTCAAATGCACCAATTCTCACAGGTTCTACATTAGTACCAATTGGTGGTGAACAGAAAGTCGTATTGCAACAAGCAGACGAGTTAAAGATTACTACATCGGCAAATGCTTCGGTGGATGTAATTGCTTCATTACTAGAAATTAGTTAATAAGACGGAGTAAATTTTGGGATACCTTGGCAACAACGCATTACCATTTGATCCAATCCGTTCAAGTGGTTTACCTAGAGATGCACAGAGATTTAGTGGAGATGGTAGCACAACTACATTCACACTAACTCATAATATTTTTGCACCTACCGATATCGAAGTTTTTGTTGAGAATGTTCAACAAGAACCATTATTTGCATATGATGCTTCTGGCAGAACTTTAACTTTCACAGAAGCACCACCATCAGGCACAAACAATGTCTATGTTACCTATCGCAATATCGACCCAGGTATCTACAATCAAATTCCCGATGGTTCAATTTCATATCAAAAATTAGCAAATAATATCCGTGTTTTTACAACTGATAACTATACAGGTGATAATACAACAACCGCATTTACTTTGACAGAAAGACCTGCGGACGCTAACACACTATTTGTATCAATTGATGGTGTTGTTCAAAGAGCACCAATTCATTACACAGTTGCCAATAGCACAATTACATTTGCATCGGCACCACCAAGTTCATCCAATGTGCATGTTCGTAATTTAGGTTTTAGAACAACAAGCACAATTACTGCGTTACCTGCAAATACAACAATTAGTCAGCCAGTTTTACAGTCACCAACACTTAATGCAACCATTTCAATTGCAACTACCGCAACTATAAGCGGCAACTTAATTCCTTCTGCAAACACAACATGGGATTTAGGTTCTGCAACTGCTCGTTGGAATAACATCTATACTGGTGACTTGCATCTATCAAACGAAAACCGTGATGGTAATCTGGTCGATGGTACAAAAGGTAACTGGACTGTGCAAGAAGGAGAAACAGATTTGTATCTGATTAACAATATTACAGGCAGAAAATATAAGTTCGCCATTGAGGAGATTAAGTAATGGCATTAATCGGCTCAATTACATCCTCAAACATTGCATCTCCAACAATCACTGGTAATTTAAATATCAGTAGTGGCAATGTTTCTTATAATAGTAGTCTTGCACAAACTTTAATTGATGGTAAGTCGGTATTAAATGGTTCAATGTATATGGCGGTAAGTGCGGGAGAATCCTCAGCTAGTAATTCGGCATCAGCATGGAAAAACTTAAAATCTTTTACTTTTGCAGGTGGAAGCAATAATAGAAAAGTTGCCACAGTTGGTTTTACAGGATATATTCAAGCAGGTTCTTATTATTGGACATGGAGACTATACAATGCAAGAGAAGGTGCGGCAGTTCCTTTGATGGCGGGACCACAAGATAATTTTTCTACTTCAAATGCTGGTGTCACAAATATTGCTGCAGGTGGCGGTATACATTTTGAAGGAAATGTTCACCAATATTCTGCACAATCATATAAAGCATTTGATTTCCGTGATGGTATAGATGGTGATACAATTTACTTGCAACTTCGTGGACATACAACCGGTGGCGGAAGTGTTGGAGGTTTAGCGGATGGTTCTCAAATTTTATATGTAAAACAATTTATAGTGTTTCATGGATTTGTAACAGGAATTCCTCCTGGTTCTGCTAACTACTATTGGTAAACGGAAAAAAATATGTTAGAAATTTCAAAAGACAGAACACTATTATCATTAGTATTATCCAATAGACTTGGTAGTGCAATACACTTAAATGTTCCAGAAGGCACAAATACATATTCGCAACTTGGTTCCGCAAATCCTTCTTTAAATTTACCTGCATGGTCAGAAATTGAAGATGAATTTGAAACAAAAAAAGAAAAAGAAATACTTGAACCAATTAGAAATACTCGCAACAAATTATTAGCGGAATGTGATTGGACACAAGTACCTGATGCACCCCTAACTGAAGAACAAAAACAAGCTTGGGCAACTTATCGCCAAGAACTAAGAGATTTAACTGAAGGTTTCGTTGATGCTAAGTCTTTGGTGTGGCCTACAAAACCATAATAAATATCCGAAAACAATAGAGAAAAAATAAATGATTCAGAGAGTTAAATTTTCAAATGTTGACTTTGGTGACAATGGACAACAATTAAGATTACCAGTTGGAACTACTGCAAATAGAACTGGTTCTCCTGTTGAAGGACAAATTAGATATAATTCAACAACTCGACAACCAGAATGGTATGATCCAGTTTCTGAAACTTGGAGAGCATTTAGTTCTCCTACAATAAACAATTATGAAATACAATATTTAATTATCGCAGGTGGTGGCGGCGGTAGTTCAAGCTATTACGGTGATGCTTCTGGCGGTGGTGCTGGTGGTTATAGATGTAATGTTCCTGGAGAAAATTCTGGAGGTTCCACAAACGCAGAAGGACCATATGTCGTTATTCCAGGTTTACAATATAAAGTAATTGTTGGTTCAGGTGGAGCACCAAGCACAAATGGTGGAACTTCATATTTCGGTGATTTGTTAAGTTATGGTGGCGGTGCGGCAGGTTCACACCGAGGAAATGGTTACGATGGCGGTTCTGGCGGCGGCTCAGGTGCATACTATGATCCAGCAGATACCGGTTTAGGAGGTTTTAATTTTGTTGGCCAAGGAACACAAGGTGGTAGTAGGCGAGAAACAACTGTTGGACCTTTAGCGGGTTCTGGAGGTGGCGGTGCAGGGTCAAGACCTTCTAGTGGTTCTATTAATGGCGGAAACGGACTTGCTTCATCTATAACAGGTTCATCTGTTACAAGAGGTGGTGGTGGCGCTGGTGGTAATGGTGGTTCTTCTGCGGGATCCGGTGGGTCTGGTGGAGGTGGAAACGGCGTATTAGGAAATAATACCGCAGGTTCTGGTTCGTCAAACACTGGTAGTGGTGGTGGAGGTGCTTCTGCTGGTTTTGCTACAGCTGGAAGTCCAGGTTCAGGAGGTTCTGGTATAGTGATTGTGCGATATTGGGGAGGCCAGAGAGCAACGGGTGGTACAGTAACCTCGTCTAGAGGATTTACTATACATACATTCACAAGTTCTGGCACATTTACTGCTTAAGGATAAAAAAATAAATGGCACATTACGCAAAAATTGAGAATGGTATAGTAACAGAAGTTATTGTCGCAGAAAAAGATTTTATTGATACTTTATCTGGAACATGGGTACAAACATCCTATAATACATATGGTGGTATTCATCATTTAGGTGGTACTCCACTCCGTAAAAACTTTGCGGGTATTGGTTTCACTTATGATGAAATTAAAGATGTGTTTATTCCACCAAAAACGCATCCTTCATATGTTTTAAATGAAGAAACATGTTTATGGGAAAATCCTGTGCCATATCCAAATGACGGTAAAAAGTATATTTGGAATGAAGAATCCGTAACATGGATAGAATACTCAGAATAAATAAAAGTTTAATAGAGAACAAACAATGGCATTAACAAGAGCTTCCGCTGCAGTAGTTAAAACTGAAGAACTGGTAAATAATCGGAACTTGTTGCACAATGGTGCAATGCAAGTAAATCAAAGAGCAAATACCAATTTAACTGGAATCACATCTGGCACCAATCGGACTGTTGACCGTTGGGCTTTCTTAATTTCAAATGCCGGAACATGGACAATGAATGTCGAATCTTCTGCACCATCAGGTACAGAGTTTAGAAATTCTGCGAATCTTATTTGCACCACAGCAGATACCTCTTTGAGCACAAGTGATTATGCCCTTTTAAATCAATCTCATGAAGGTCTAAATTTACAAACCATTAAAAAAGGTACGGTTAATGCTCAACCAGTAACAATTAGTTTTTGGACAAAATCAAGTAATACAGGAACATATATTGTTGAACTTCGTGATAATGACAACAATAGAATGATTTCGAAATCATATACAATTAATACCGCACATACTTGGGAAAAACAAGTAATAACTTTTCCTCCAGACACGATTGGACAATTCTCCAATTCAAATCAGTCATCTTTTCCAATATTCTGGTGGCTTGCAGCAGGACCCACATATACTGCAAATACATTATCAACAGTTTGGGGAAGTAATTCTGATAATTCGACTAGAGCAGCAGGACAAGTTAATTTAGCAAATCGTGTTGGTAACTATTTAGCATTTACCGGTGCTCAATTGGAAGTAGGTTCAACAGAGACCCCTTATGAATGGCGAGATTATCAACAGGAATTGGCAATGTGCCAAAGGTACTATTGGAAAGTAATAAATGGTTCAGGCCAACATATGCCAGGAACGGCTTACTATTATAATACCACAGAAATTAATATGGCGATTCAATTTCCTGTACCAATGAGAGCAACACCAACTTTAGAACAAGTAACTGGAACTGATTTTTATTATTTCACAGGAGTCCAAGACCTTTTTGATGGTTGGACTGCAATACAACTTACCTCACCTCAGCCAAATCCAACACAAACCAACATATATGTTTCTTCGGGTGTTAGTGGAACTTCTGGACGAGCAGGAGGAATAAGAACCAATAATAGTCTTTGTTCAATCGCTTTTAGTTCGGAGTTATAAACCATGTATCAATTAGCTAATAAAGATAACGAAACAATTGCGGTTCGTAAAACAGAAGGTTCATTTGTTAAAGTGATTCCTTTTGATCCCGCCAACACCGATTATCAAAAATATTTGGAATGGCTCGATGAAGGCAATACTCCAGAACCTGCGGACGAACCAGCATAAATAAAACACTATGTCATATTTAGGAAATCAATTAGTCGGCGGATCCATCGTATCAGAGTTCTTCTCTGGTACTGGTTCAGCGACAGCATTTACACTATCATACACATACGGTAACGAAGCGTCCGTATTGGTGTTCATCGATGGTGTGAGACAGAATACACTAGGTTATGCAGTTATCAACGGTCAGTTGGTATTTGATACTGCACCACCTTTAGGAACAAATAACATCGAGGTTGTATACCTTGGTGGTCGTGTTGTTACGAACCCATATCTAAGTGCAGATACACAAGGTATTATTCGTATCAATGCAAATACAATCACAGAGAATTGCACAATCACAACAGGTTACAATGGTTCAAGTGCCGGGCCTTTAACCATTGCGAATAATGTTGTTGTAACGATTGCGAACAATTCCACTTGGACAATATTTTAAGGTAGATTATGGCCGGAAAAATTATAGCTGATATCATTGAAGCACCAGTAGATAGAATTAGTTTAAATGTCGGAAATCTTACTGTTTTATCCGCAAACAGTTCTGGACTTACTTACATTCCTACAGGTAATGTCAATGTTACGATTGGTGGTGCAAATGCAAACTTGACCATGAATATTTTGACTGCAAATGGTATCAAGTTTCCTGCAACACAAGTAACCAGTTCCGATGGTAACACATTAGATGATTATGAGGAAGGAACTTTTACACCAACTTTAAGATATGATGTGGGAACTTCTGGAGTTGCATATTCTTCAAGAGTGGGTAAATATACGAAAATTGGACGACAAGTTTTTGTTGAATTTCAAATTGGTTTGACTTCTAAAGGAACAGGTTCTGGTGAAGTATATCTTGGTAATTTGCCATTTACTGTTGCAAACGATATGTCATCGGCCGAACCAGGTTATGTAGGTGTTACATATTGGAGTGGTTTCTCAACAGGTGTGTATTATCTTTGGGGATTTGCAAACAACCTAAGCACAGATTTGGCGTTTAGACGAACCACAACTACATCAACTGCTGCGGGTGGTTATTTGGTAATTGGTGATATTTCTGACACTATGTATTTTCAAGGTTCTGTAACATATACAGTTTAAAAAGAATAAATTATGCCAAGTATTATTAAAGTAGACCAAATTCAGTCAGATACGGGTAGGGTTAATGTAACCAGTAACCTGGCTTCTGTTACCATTTCGAATAACATTGAAGCGCCACTAAAAATTACAACTTCTTATAACGAAAAAGTTCGTTTAATTTCTGCAACTGATGCCGCAAATGAACAACAGGCAATAATTGGTTATAACGCAGGTAATTACTATTGGCAATTAGGTGCCGGTAAAGATTCAAGCAATAATCCATTTGTTTCAATTTATACCGGAACATCTGGCACATCATTATCGGAAAGATTAAAAGTTACTGGTGCAGGTGTTGTAGAATTATTAAATGGTCAATTAAAATTTCCTGCCACGCAAAACGCAAGTTCAGACCCAAACACACTCGATGATTATGAAGAAGGAACTTGGACTCCAACTATGGATAGATCCGGAAGTTCTCCAACAGTATCTTATTCGCAAAGATATGGAACATACACAAAAATTGGAAGAATGGTTTGGGTTTTTTGGGATATAACGGCTAGTAGTGTTTCTGGAGGTTCTGGAGTTGCTACTATTTCTGGTTTACCATTCTATTCAAACACGGATACATCAAATGGTGGATATTCAGTTGCTTTATGGAGGGATTCTAGTGCGGTTCCAACTGGTTCAAGTAATCAACAATTAAAAGGATTTATTCAGTTTTCTTCTGTTCGACCACAATACGATAATAGTGCCACATCTGGATATGGCACCGCTGCAGAGGTAACTTCATGGCAATCAGGACGAACAACTGGATATGTGGTATATCAGGTATTTTAAAATTACCTAGTGTGGATTCACTAGGCGGACACTAAAGGAGAAAAAAATGGCTTTAACAAAAGAAACAGTAATCGATAAAATTGAAGTGGTAGAAAATGGAACAGTTCAAGTTCGTCAAGCCACTCGTATTATTGAAGATGGTGTTCAACTATCTCAATCATATCACAGACATACTATTGCTCCAGGTCAATCTTATGCTGACCAAGATGCAAAAGTAAAAGCAATTTGCCAAGTCGCACACACAGATGCGGTCATTGCGGCATATGAAGCTGCACTTGCGGCTGCACAAGAGCGTATGGGCGCTTAATAAATAAAAGTTTATAAGAGAGAATTATGGCAGGAACTATTGTTGTCGACCGTTTAGAATCAGACGCCAGTTATGCATCGAGCATTAACATAGCCTCGCCTATTGTCATTTCAAATACAATTACTGGTAATGTTAATATTGATAACGGATCATTATTTGTCAATCAAATCAATAACCGAGTTGGTATTGGCACAGTTACACCAAACTGCGCTTTAGAAGTAAACTCAACAAGTGGTGAACCAATTGCATTTTTTAAATCGGATGTTACCGATGCTTCTATTGTAGTTGCGGGCGGTGGTGAAGCTTATATTGAATTTAGAAACATTTCAGGTTCTTCTGGAAACGGAACAAACTCTTGGGGTATTGGTACAAATGATGACTTAGATTTACATTTTGATTATGGTACAAATGGTACTATGAATAAAAGTACCGGTGCATCATCCGACCACAAGATGTTATTGACCAATGCAGGTAATGTAAATATTCGTGGTTACATGACCAAAGAATTACAACCCGCATTTTCTGCATATGTGAATAGTAGTACCCATAATAACTGGACGGGTTCAGCTGGTAATGTATTTCCATTTAGTGTTGCGGAAATTAATCGGGGAAATCATTATAATACTTCCACATATCGTTTCACCGCACCTGTTGCAGGAATTTATCGTTTTGGTTGTAGATTTAATAGATATTCAGATTCCAGATTTGATTTGATTCTTGCAAAAAATGGTTCAAGTTTATACACCGATGAAATAAGAGCTTTGCAAGGAAACTCAGATTGGGATTTAAGAATGACCGGATGGTTAGTGTCTGCTGCAGTTAATGATTATTTCGATTTACGAGTTGGAACTGTTGTTGCAACAGGTACTGCTTTTGTTGATGCTGGTGTAGCACATGATGCATTTTTTGGTTATTTGGTAGCTTAATAGGAAAATAAAATGTCAAAAACATATACAATTATATTAACAGATGCTCAAGATAAAGCACTTTCAGTAATCGCAGCATCACAACAAGAATGGATTGAAAATGCGGTATTCGAAAGATGCCGAGTAGCCATCGAAGAAATCGTCAACGCAGAAGTGCAACGCAAGCTAGCCGCAGGTGAAACAATTTCTGGTTCAAAAGAGGATATCGTGATGGCGGCTGATGTTGAAACTGCCGCTGAACGCAACGAAAGACTTGCAGCTGAAGCTGCGGCTCGTGCAAACGCTTAATCATATCTAATCTAAAGAGACCCTGCCTTGTGCAGGGTTTTTTATTGTCGGCACCTGATTTGACTAAATAGACGATAAAACGATTTTAAGGGGTAGATTTTGGCCGGTTTTGTAGAACTCACGCTTGAACAAGGCGCAAACTTTAATACAGTTCTTGACCTCAAAGATGCTGCTGGTGGCATTTTAAATCTTGCTGGGTATTCTGCGGCTTCACAGATGCGTAAGTCATATTATTCAAGTACCGCAACAAGTTTTACAGTATCAATTACTGATGCATCCGCAGGTCAAATTACAATGTCAATGAATTCTGCGAACACTTCCATTGTTACTCCTGGCAGGTATGTTTACGATGTTCTGATTACAAGCGGAACAGGTGTCAAGACCAGAATTATCGAAGGTATTGTCACAGTTCTTCCATCGGTAACGAGGTAAGAAATGTCAAGTGGAAATGAAGCATTAGTTGTCACAGTCAAACCAACTAAGACAGTAGTATCTTCCGTTACGATTGCACCTCAAACTTCTGTATCACTTGGAAGTTTGACGAATGTAGATGCATCCGATCCCGATGAAGGTGAAACTCTTGTTTATGATTCAACACAGGCAAAGTATATTGTGAAACAAATTACAGTAGATTCAAATAATATCACCAACATCAATGGTGGAACTTTTTAAAAAATAAGGATAGCAAATGGCCAATACCACGATTCAATTAAAATGGTCTGAAGTCACCGCATCACCAACAACACTCAATGTTGCAGAACCCGCTTATTCGAATACGAGCGGAAAGTTCTTTATTGGTGGCACTAATCAAGCACCAATTCTAGTTGGTGGTAAATATTATGTAGACCGAGTAGATGAAGCAACCAGTACCAATACGGCGAATGTCATCGTCAAACGAGATTCATCAGGTAACTTCTCTGCGGGAATTATTACTGCTGCATTATATGGAAATGCAAACACCGCAACGACATTACAATCTGCACGAACAATTGGCGTCACAGGTGATGTTGATGCAAACTCAGTATCGTTTGATGGTTCACAAAATATTACCCTTAACCTAGAACTTACCAATACAGGCGTATCTGCCGGTAACTATGGTGGTAATAATCAGATTCCTACTTTTGCAGTAGATGTTGATGGTCGTATTACTTCTGCAGCCAATGTATCCGTTGCAACAAACTTATCAATTGCAGGTGATACAGGTACCGATTCTCTTGCACTACTCACAGATACACTAACATTTGTTGGTGGTGATGGTATTACATCTGCTGTTGATAGTGTAGGAAACAATGTAGCGTTCTCTGTTGACAATACAGTTATTCGTAATTCAGGTCCTCAAGCAATTACTGGTGACCTTGCCGTTACAGGTAACTTGGTTATTATGGGAACTGAAGTTGTTCAAGATGTAACAACAGTTCGCACCGAAGATTCTCTAATTGAACTTGCTGCAAACAATGCGGCTGATGCACTTGATATTGGTTTCTTTGGTACATACACTTCAGGTGGTACAAAATACACCACATTGTTTCGTGATGCATCCGATTCTGGTAAGTTTAAATTATTAACTGCTGGTACTGAAAAACCAACTGCTGGTAACACAGTCAATGCACTTGCTTTCTCTACTGCAACATTGGTTACAAACTTAACTGGTGGTACAGTTTCAGGTCTCACCGCAAACATCGCAATTGCAGATGGTGGTACAAACGCTAACTTCTTCCCAACAGGCAACTTAGTATTCTTTGATGGTACTCGTTTGTCTGGTATCGCAAATACAGGTACCGCAGGAAGTTATGGTGCTGCAACTCATGTGCCTGTTCTTACAACTGATGCATATGGTCGTGTAAGCGCAGTAACGAATACTGCAATTGCTCTTGATACTTCTGCAATTATTACTGGTACATTACCAATTGCTCGTGGCGGTACAAACCAAACATCATATACAACTGGTGCGATTGTTCAATTTGATGGCACATCACTTGCTTCTCTTGCAAATACAGGTAGCGCAGGCACATACGCTAATGCATCACATGTTCCTGTAATCACAACCGATGTTTATGGTCGTGTAAGTGCGGTAACAAATACTGCGATTGCAATTGATACATCACAGATTACTTCTGGCACATTAGGTGTTGTAAGAGGCGGTACAGGCGCATCATCATTCTCTACAAAAGGTGTTATTGTTTCTGACAATGCATCTGGTACAGGTGCTCTTTCTGCATTGACTTCTGCAACCGAAGGACATGTGTTACAGATTAATGCTTCTGGAGTTCCAACATTTGCACACCTAAACGGTGGTTATTTCTAAGATTATGAAAGGTCTTTATTATGAACGATATAAAGTTTTTAGAAAAGTATAATGAAGCGGCAATTGATAATTTTGTTGCAGTTGTAAAACAAAATATCTTATTTCAGGCACAAGTTGCCTATCTGTCTGAGCAGGTTGCACACACAGACGAATTAAGAAAACAAATTATCGAGTTTGAGCCTGTGAAAGAGGCATTGGTTAAATTGAGAGATGAAAATATCAATTTGGCCAATGAGCTAAATAATAAGATTACGATTATTGAAAGTGCAAATAAATCAGATGCTGAAAAGTATCGTATGCAAACTTCTCTCAACGAGCAAAGCCGTGAGATTGAAAGATTGTCCAATGGTTTGGTTGCATCACAAGATAAAGTAAAAGAACAAACAGATTACATTGCAAAGTTGGAAGAAATGTTACCAAAGACTGCAAAGAAAAAATTAGGTATTACGCCAACAATTGAACTCAGACAATCGGGTTCAACGGGTAATACACCCTCTCTAGGAGTTCTTGCAAACGGCGAGTTAGCGATTAACCGAGCCGATGGTATTCTTTACTATAAATCTTCAGGCAATACACTAGGTTCAATTCGCACCACACAACCTGCCGGTTTAACGACTGAAATTCAGTTTAACGATGCCGGTTCGTTTGGTTCAAATTCTGGGTTTACTTTCAGTAAAACTACTGGTGCGGTAAGTGTATCTGGTAATGTAAGCACAGCGGCTTATTTTCTCGGTGATGGTAGTAAACTTACCGGTCTTGCTCCAGCACTTCAGATTTATTCTCTTGCTAATACTGCTTCTGGTGTTAGCGACTACATGGTTTTAAAATCATTAGACGCTTACACAGTAGGTACACAAAATACCACAACAAAAACAGTTACTACAACACCAACAATCTTAACATCTTTTGTAAGTGATGTTGGATTTCCAAATATTACCAGTGTTCCATCAGGTGATATTGTAGTAGAGTTTGATACACAAAAATCATCTGGTGCTATAGGATATTATTGCTACGCTGAAATTTATAAAAGAGCGGTTGGTGGAACTGAAACACTCATAGCAACAACTGGAAATTCTTCTAGTTCTACTCTGAATAGTCAAATTCAACAAAGAGTAAATGTTTATATTTCTACACCGGTTTCATTGGTTGTATCGGATAGAATTGTAGTAAAAATATATGCAGTAATGCTTTCCACTTCAGCAAGCATTAGTATATTATTTGATGGTGCAGCTGATGGTGCTTTAACACTACCTGTTTTACCGGCATCAACTGTAAACTTTGTTCCTTACATTAACGCTACCGCTAATGTTCAGTTAAATTCATATAGTTTAGTTGCGAATACGGTTACTGCCAATTCTATTATTGTATTAGGTAGAGACTTAAATGCTTTTGCAACGCCAATGCAACATCTGATACAATCGATTTTGGCCTAAAACCATCTGGTGTTACTTCAGGAACTTATGGTAACACATCTACTGCCGTAACAATTACAATTGACCAATTTGGTAGAATTACTTCGGTTAGTCAAACCGCAATCACTTATACTGAAACAGACCCACTTGCGTTGGCGTATGCAATTGCACTAGGATAAATATCAATTATGGCAGCCCCTAAAACAAGAGCACAATTTAAAGATTACTGTCTAAGAAAACTAGGTTTTCCAGTCATTCAAATTAATGTGGATGACGACCAAATTGAGGACAGAATCGATGAAGCATTGCAATTTTTCAATGACTATCACTTCGATGGTACTGAAAAAATTTATATGAAACATAAAATTACGGCAGAAGATAGGTCTCGCCGTTGGATTTATGCGCCTGATGCCGTTACATTTGTTACTGGCGTATTGCCATTTGACGATTCTAATTCGTCAATCAATATGTTCGACCTAAGATATCAATTAAGGTTACACGACCTTTATGATTTTACATCGGTATCTTATGTTTCATATGAAATCACAATGCAACATATTCGTTCTTTACAATTATTGTTTTCAGGAACACCACAGTTTAGATTCAATCGTCACATGAATAAATTGTTCCTTGATATTGATTGGGACAGAGATTTGCAAGATGGTGAATATGTTATTATTGAATGTTACCGAAAACTTGTTCCAGACACAATTACTTTAACGGGAACAGTAACGGCTAACATATCTTCAAATACACTTACTGGTTATGGTACAATTTTTGACCAAGAAGTTTTAGAAAATGATTTCATTACAATTGGTAGTGAATCGAAACAAATTCGCAACATTAATTCACCATCTCAAATTACATTAGCTGGACCAATGAGTGCGAATGTGGATAATGTAACTGCAACTTTGTCTGGAATTTCAGATGTTTGGAATGACCGTTTCTTAAAGAAGTATGCAACTGCTTTAATTAAGAGACAATGGGGTAATAATCTTAAAAAGTTTAGTGGCATTGCAATGCCTGGTGGCGTTACATTAAATGGTAAAGAAATTTATGATGAAGCAGAAACGGAAATAAAAGAGATTGAGGAAGATATGTTTAATTTCAACAGTCTGCCAAGCGAAATCTTTACTGGATAATGATGAATGTCTACCAACTTTTACTTCAATAATTTTCCTGCTGAACAAATTACCTCAGAGCAATTGCTCGTTGAGGATTTGGTTATTGAAGCCATGCAGATTCATGGCATGGATGTTTTTTACCTTCCAAGAACAGTAAGAAGTGGAAATGAAATTGATTATTTGTATGGTGAAGATACTGCTAAAGAATACCTAACTGCATATCCAATCGAAATGTATATGGAGAATGTAACAGGTTTTGATGGTGAAGGAGACTTTGCATCTAAGTTTGGTCTTGAAGTGCGAGATGAAGTTACTATGTTAGTTTCTCGCCGTAGGTTTAAATACTCAACCGGCTCATCTAATTTACCAAGACCTAGAGAAGGTGATTTAGTTTTTATTCCACTCACTCGTAGTTTCATGGAAATTATGTTTGTTGAACATGAAAATGACCAAGCAATGTTTTATACATTAGGTCGTGGTCGAGGCGGCAATGTTTATGTTTATGCATTAAAAATGAAAGAACTTGTTTTTTCAAATGAGAGAATTCATACAGGTATTGCCGAAATTGATGACAACATCCGTGATTACTATACAAGAAGCCAATTAACTATGTCTCTTTCTACTGGTTTGGGAACATATCAACCTGATGAAATTGTGTTTCAATCACCAGACAATACTTTTGCAAATGCAACCGCACAAGCTACTGTTCATACTTGGACAAAGGCTGCATCTGCAAGAACATTGGATGTTTATCGTGTAATGGGAACTTTTGCCAATGCATCAAATACAATTGGTGCAACATCTGGTGCCTACTATACAACATCAGGAACAATTAATGACAATGCATTTGATAATAATGCATTTGAAAATATTATCGACAATACACGAATTGAATCCGAATCTGATTCAATCATCGACTTTACAGAAGTTAACCCATTTGGTGAAGCATAATGCTAGGTAATGCACATTTTTATAATCGAACTATACGCAAAGTTGTTGTTGCGTTTGGTACACTATTCAATGATATTTACCTACAAAGGTACAATAAGTCAGGTGCGACTTCATATGAAAAATTTAAAGTGCCATTATCTTATGGTTCAAAAGAAAAATACATAACAAAAATTACACAAGACCCTACATTTACAAGGTCTATCAATACTGTTGTTCCTAGAATATCTTTTGAAATGACAGGCATTTCTTACGATTCTGGAAGAAAACAAATATCAACACTACAAAATTTTAATCAGACTGCAACAGGTGTCAAATCACAATATGTTCCTGTTCCTTATGATTTTAATTTTTCAATGTCAATCTATGTAAGAAACACAGAAGATGGTACACAAATTGTAGAACAGATTCTTCCTTTTTTCTCACCAGACTTTACTGTTTCAGTTAATTTTGTTAATGAGATGGGTAAGAAATATGACATGCCTGTTATATTAAATTCTGTTAATACAACCACAGATTATGAAGGTGATTTTTCTACAACAAGATTGATTCTTTGGGATTTAGAGTTCACAGTAAAAGCATTTTTATGGCCACCTGTCAAAGGCGACATTGGACTTATTGGTGACGCTTATGCAAACACTTCTGCAAATGGCGGCATTTCATATGGTCGTGCATTTACAAATATCTACAATGAACCAAACGATAGAATAACTCAACAAGTTACTGTTGATTATGCCAATGGTAATAACTATTTTACCACAGGTGAAACAATTAGAGTCCAAAGTCACGGAGAAATTACAGGCAAAGTAGTTTACTTCAGTAACACTAATACAGGCACATTAATTGTTGGTGATTTAACTAGATTGCTTGAAGCAAACAATGTCATTCGTGGTGATTACAGTCGTGCTAAATATACGATTACTGCCACACAAAAATCGCCAATTAAACTTGTGCAGATTGTTACAACCGCAGTTCCTCAAGATACAGACCCGGATGATGAATTTGGATTTGCAGAAACAATAACTGAGTTTCCTAATATACCATGAAAAAACTAAATGAAAAATTATCTGAAGTTTTAGATGTTGAACCTATTCAGTTTGAAGTAACTGAAAAAGAATCTGAATCAAAAGAAATTCAACCATTGTCTCCTACTGTTGTTGATGACGATGCCGCATTTGCGAGATGCAATATTCGTAGTCTTATTGAAAAGGGCAATCAGGCGATGGATGATTTATTGAATGTTGCTAAGGCATCTGAACATCCTAGAGCATACGAAGTTGCTACCGGTTTAATTAAAAATCTTGCAGATTTGAATAAAGATTTACTTGAAATACAAAAAAGAAGAAAAGACCTTTCACCACAAGAAGCATCTTCAGTTAAGAATGTCAATGTGGACAAAGCAGTATTTGTTGGGTCTACTGCCGAATTAATGAAACTTTTGAAAACTAATAAATAGAAAACTATGGACACTTTAATCGAAATCATGCGTAAGGTTTTGGCAGATACTTTTGCTATGTACCTTAAATCACACAACTATCATTGGAATGTGGAAGGTGCAAACTTTCCACAATATCACGATTTTTTTGGCAACTTGTATGAAGAATTGCACGGTGCAGTTGACCCAATTGCGGAAGAAATTCGTTCACTAAATGCCTATGCACCAGGTTCTTTCACAAGGTTTTTAGAACTAACTACCATTGAAGATGAAACTTCTATTCCAGGTGGCATTGAAATGGTTCGCCGTTTAGCAATGGACAATGAAAAAGTTCTTGCAACTCTTGATATTGCATTTAAACTTGCAGACGAATTAGACCAACAAGGACTTGCAGACTTTATTGCAGGTCGTATTGATGCTCACAAAAAACACGGATGGATGCTTCGTAGCATCACAAAGTAAATGTCTGACGGGTATCTTGGTAATGACCGATTAAAAAAAGTCGGCATTGAAATTTCGTTTACCGAAGAACAAGCAAAAGAAATTTTGTTGTGTTCCCAAGACCCTGTTTATTTCATTAAAAATTATGTAAAGATTGTCAATGTGGACAAAGGTCTTGTCCCATTTGACATGTGGTCATTCCAAGAAGATATGGTTCGTGACTTTCATGCGAATCGTTTCTCTATCTGTAAAATGCCTCGACAGGTTGGTAAAACTACTACCACAGTAGGTTACATGTTATGGTGCGTTTTATTCCAAGACGATTACACAATTGCCATTCTTGCCAACAAAGGTGCGTTAGCACAAGAAATTCTTTCTCGTTTGCAAAAAGCTTATGAGTATCTTCCAATATGGTTGCAACAAGGCATTATTGTTTGGAACAAAAGAAACATTGAATTAGAAAACGGTTCTAAGATTTTTGCATATGCAACATCTGCCGCAGGTGTTCGTGGTGGTACATACAACTTAATTTTCTTAGACGAATTTGCTTTCGTTCCTAAGAACATGGCAGACGATTTCTTTACTTCTACATACCCTGTTATCTCATCCGGTCAAACCACCAAAGTTATTATCGTTTCGACACCATATGGTCTGAATCACTTCTACAAGATGTGGGTTGATGCGGCCGAAGGTCGTTCTCTGTATAAACCTATTGAAGTTCATTGGTCAATGGTGCCAGGCAGAGATGAGAAATGGAAAGAAGAAACAATACGAAACACTTCAGAAGAACAGTTTAGACAAGAATTTGAAACAGAATTTATTGGTTCTTCTGCAACACTTATTTCAGGTGCAAAACTACGAAGTCTTGCATTTAAAGACCCACCTTGGCAAGAAGAAAATTTTGACATTTATGAACTACCAAAACAAGGTCGCATGTATATTGCAACCGTGGATTGTTCAGAAGGTGTTGGGTTAGACTATCATACTATTAATGTGATTGATGTGACGGAGACACCGTATAGGCAAGTCGCTAAATATAGAAATAACAAGTTACCTTTATTGTTTTTTCCAACAATCATTTACTCAATATGCCGAAGATACAACGAGGCATTTGCTTTGATTGAGACAAACAATGTTGGCCAACAGGTTGTCGATATTCTACACTATGACTTAGAATATGAAAATGTATATAAAATTGACCATCATCATATCAAAGGGCAAACAATTTCTGGCGGTTTCAAAAGAGCATCTAATTTTGGTATTAAAACAACCAAAACAGTTAAAAAGATTGGCTGTGCCAATTTAAAAACTCTTGTCGAATCTGATAAGTTATTCATACAAGATTTTGATACTATTGCCGAACTGAATACCTTTATTCGTGTCAGAGATTCTTACGCAGCCGAAGAAGGTAATAATGATGATATCGTAATGGGTCTTGTTCTTTTTGCGTGGCTAACTGCCCAAACCTACTTCAAAGATTCAACAAACATAGATATCCGAAAGGTTCTATTAGAAGAACAGAACATGCTTGGAGATGAAGAACAACTTACACCTGTCGGAATTATAGATGACGGAAGAAAAGAAGAAGTCCTCATTGATTCCGGTGATGTTTGGACCGAAAGAGGTTATCACACCTCAAGCTTATAAAAAACTAAATAGACAATAAAAAGAATTCTATCCTATAACAAAAGGAGAAATCCATGGCATTTCAGCTCTCACCAGGCGTAAATGTATCAGAAATTGACCTGACTACAATTGTGCCTTCAGTCGCCACTA